CGACGTCATTGAGTGGTTGTTGCCGGGCATTATTGCCTGGTTGACACATGCTTAGTGCGTTCCTCAGGCCTAGACTTGCATGGGGGGGGTTGGTCAGAACCAACAGCGTTAATGCTGTTGTTAATGTGGTTACTGATTATAAGGGAAAATTTACACAGCCCACCTCTGATGTGCCGTTCGATCGCGTCCGGCCCATCCAACACTCATTTTTTCGATACGGCGGTTATCGACCCTCTTGTTTTGCCCCCAACACGCATAATCAGATTGAAGCGTTGAAAATGCGTGTGTTGAAGAAGACACCGGTAGTAGACATCGAACTGATGACGGAATTTTGTACCTGGGTAAAGGTCAATTACCGTCATCTTTTTCCTCAGTTTCGTAAGCGTCGATCAGTTCCGATTGATGTATATCTCAAAAATTCCAATGCCTCACCGTCAGTTAAGAGAAATGTTATGGAAGCTTTTATTAAGCTTCGTGAGCAGGGCATTGATGAAAACTCGAATCTTACACGCAATGAGTTGTATAAGTATACATTGCGTAAGTCTTTCGTTAAAGTGGAGAATAATTTGTATAGTTCGCCCCAGTGTGATCTCCATGATAAGGCCCCGCGGTTGATTCAAGGTGCTACCCCAGAATTTATAGCATTAGTTGGTCCCGCGTTTATGTCCATCCAGGCTGAGATTAAGCGTGTTTGGAGCCGCAACCATATGGTTTGGTTTACTAGCGGTGCTTCTACGAAAGACACGGCCGATTATATCACCAAAGATAGGTCGTGGCGGATATTCGAAAATGATGTTTCCGCATGGGATGCGAGTATGCATGAGTTGTTAGGTGAGTTGGAGGTGTGGTTGGCGGCTAAGATGGGAGCTCGTCCGGCTGTTATCCAGCTCATGCGCGCCAACATAGACACACACGGAGTGACAAATTCCGGAATTAGGTACTCTGTGAAGGGTACGCGGAAATCTGGTGATCCCTATACCAGTTGTTTTAACTCCGTAATAAATGGTTTGATGCATTTGTTTTGCATATTTAAGGGTGGTGTGTCCATCGAAGATTTGTGTCGTGTGGTGAAAATGTTGGTACAGGGCGATGACAATGCCATGCGTCATTCGCCGTTTATTAATCCAGATTGGTCTTTGATTTACCGTCTAGGGTTCCGGGC